GGCGTACTCAGTGGTCAGACGCTCGGCATAGCTGTTGAGTAGCGCAACGATTGGCTGGTACGATGAGCGGAAAAGATCGGTCGCGTAAATGGCCGGGGGCACAATGTCTCTCAGGGTGATCGCCCTGCGCCGCGGGTTCTTCGCCCTTCGCGTCATCTCCGCCAAATTGAAGCGCATGGCTGTCTAGCTCTTGGTCAGCGTGTGCAGGCTTGTCGCGGTGTGCTCGGGCGCGTTGCGGTCGGTGAGCACGGATCACAGCCTTCCCACACGACGGTCATAGACCCGGTTAGCGAACCAGCGGCCCCACGAACGGCGCTTATTGAGCAGCGCCACAGACCACCACTTACGTGGCGTCATCATGTCTCATCTGCAAAATAGCCAATACAGCCCGTGCTTTGCTCAAGCGGCTTAGGCCGATAGTGCGCGGTGAATTCAACTGACGGCCTGCCATCCCGCGTGCGCAATACCACCTCGACACGATCAACGATGGCACCAATCTCTACCGCATGTTGTGTAATGCGGCGCAGTGTCTCAACGGTACGATCAGTCATCAGCCGTCACCCCATCATTAACCGCACGCGCGGGAGCGCCGTTACTTCCACCAGCGCCCCGCGTCGTGGGAGATAGAGACTGATCACCTCCTTCCGATCCGTTGCCGGATTGCGTGATTGCCGATGGGTCTGAACCGTCGTCGTCGCTGCGAATGCCAAAGCGCAACGCTTCCGGAATGAGTGCGAGTGCCTGGTCTAAACCCGGTACGTACTCACGCTCAGACATCAGGTTTTGCACGCCGCGGTTCATCGCCTGCTCGGGGATGGTGCCGCTTTCCTGCAACAGCTTAACGGCTTCCATCTCAGTCTTGAACGTCTCGGCTAGCTCCTTCTCAGTCGGAGACCAGAGCGGAGCCCACTTCCACGTGACCTTCGCAGGATCGGGGATGCCAGCCGAACGCAGCAGCACCGGATCAAGCTGCTCAAGGCACGGGCGGGTCTCTAGCTGCTGCCCTGCCCCGACCGTCTTGGACCAATTCTGGTCATCGTATGCCCCGGTCGCGTTCATACCAGCGGGCGAGCGGCCCATTAGCCGCGTAAACGGGATATCCGCCACAGCAGCGACACGCTGATCGAACGCATCCATCATGGCAGGAATGCCGGCCCACGTGACCTGGTAGTCGGTGATCGTCTCGCCAGCACCGTCCTTGGCAGCGGATGAGAACACCGTCGCGTTCAAGATGCTCTCACCATTGGCGATCGTGGCGACACGCGCCTCTAGCTTGGCCTGCCCGCCCGGCTTGGCCAGCATGTCAGCGAGGTCGGGGATGCCGATACGCAGCAGCTTTGCCTTCTTCACCAGCTCGGCAAACCAACGCTGCGTCGCGTCGCTGTTCTCGACTTCGCGAAGAACACGCACGAGACGGCTATCGCCCCAGAACGCATCTTCCTCACCTAATCCTGCGCCAGCCGGTAGCGGATCGCCGCGGAAGCAGATTACACGCGAGGGATGGATGGTCTTGGCACCGTTCTCACCTGCGATCTCAAAAAGGCGCGGCGTGCCAAACGCGGGGTCGGTCAACTCCTTCACATAGTCGCGACCGGTGATCTGCCAGCGCGACACGACGTTGACCGCCTGTAACCCACTCTTGCGGATCGTCTCGGGCCGTAGCGCCTCGGTCGGCAGGCCCGGCGCAGCAAGGATCAGCGCGCCACCACCGATCCCACGCAGCACTTCCGCCTGCCGTACCTTGGCGACCAGCCCGAGCCGCTTTTCCTCAGCCTCGATTAGCTCAATCTGCGGCTTTTCCGCCTGCCAGTCGCGCCACTCACGAACGCGATCTTCGGCTGGCACGGTGATGACCTTGCGCAGCATCCCCGACGAACGGAATGCGGCTAGAGCCATCTGGTGGTTCATCACCCCCGGCGCGATGCCCTGCACCTGACCACGAGCGGCGAATGGGTTGACCGCTGCGATGGCGGTACGAAGGCTATCAGTTGAGAACCACGCCATGCTTGCCGGATTGGACGTGATGGCAAGCTCAACATACCGCCGTTAGCCGCTCAGTCACGAATGTTGATAAGCACACGTTATCGCTATTCGTAACGTCAAACCCGGTCAGATCAGCGCGTCGATGTTGTACCGATTGCCGCCTAGCGCCAACTCGGAAAGCGCGTCTGCGAACGCGTCGACCTGATCGTCATGCTGCGCGGCCGGGAACATGGTCAGCTCGGTCAGGAAAGGCTCAATCCACGCGCCCTGATCGGCGTTACCCGTCACGAGGATGCGGACGTTGCCGACTTCCGCCTGTGCCGCTGCTGGCGTGGCACGCGTTGCCTTGTCGCCCGTTGGCCGCTCGGTCTTCACCGAATAGCCCGCGAGCATCTTTACGAAGGTCTCAGCCTGCGCCTTCCCTGCCTGCCCTGGGTCTTGCGGCAAGCGGATGATGGTGTTGGCGGGATCGGTGCCCGCTACCGACTTCACCAGCGCCTCAACCTCGCTAGGCGAACCGCGAAGCCGTTGGACATCGTGGATCACGAACACGCCGTCATCACCACGCGACATTAGCACGCCTGCCGTCCAGTCAGGGTTGTTGCTCGTTGCCTTCTTCGTCGCGGCTAAATCCCATGCACGGACATAGCGGCGGTTGCTGGCCACAGCGCCTATCGTCGTGAACCAACCACGCTTGAACAATCCGCCCTCACGCGGGGCTGGCCGCTGCTGTAGCTGCCCCGCGGTTGCATACGGCCCTAGCGAGCGCTCTAACTCAACTACCGTGCGCTCCGAAAACCGCGCCGGGAACATGAGCGCGCCCTCGCTGCGATCATCACCGCGCCATGTAATGCCCTCTCGCCCTTCCTCATAGCGCATTGGGATGACGAGGTGATCGTACCCGAGGTCGGCAGCAACCGCGCTTATGTCCCGTTCGTGCAGCCGCTGCATGATGATAACGATGGCAGACGCGTCATTATTGACGCGAGACGGCAGCGCTTCGCGGAATGTTAGGATGTCGCTGTCGAGCTTCACCGGACTATTAGCATCGTCCACGCTGTGCGGATCATCCAAGATGACCCGATCACCGCGACTTCCCGTCATGCTGGTGAACGCCATAGCTTCACGAAAGCCGGTGGCGTCGTTCTCAAACTTCCCCTTCGCGTTCTGATCGCTGGTGAGGTTGACCGGCCACAGTCGCTGATACCATGCCGATTGGATCAAGCGCCGACACTTCATGTTGTCGCGTAGCGCCAGCTTCTCCATGTGAGCCGTCGCGAGGAACCGCTTGCTCGGCATCCGACGCGGACCCCACTCCCATGCCGGCCAGATCACGCCGGTAAGCAGCGACTTCATGCTGCCAGGCGGAACGTTCATCAGCACGCGCCTGCGTTCGCCTGCGGTCACGCTTTCCAGCCACTCGCAGATTACGTCTAGCGGCCAATCCCATTTGAGCGGGGTGGCCGGTTCCAGCACCGGCCATGCCATCTGAGCGAAGTCAGCAAGACTACTGGCCGCTACCTGCCGCCTGGCTTCAATAACCGCTGCAACGTCGTGCTTCATTCGCCCGCCAGCCGAACCTTTGCCAGCGCGCGCTTTTCTTCAGCCGACAATCCACTGAGGTCGACGCCGATCGCCCCACCGTTCGCGCCTGCAATCTCCAACGCCTGCGATGGGCGTCCGTACCCGCGGTCAAGAATGGCGACGGCAGCGGACACGCACGCAGCCTCACTCTGTCCGGTGGTCGCAATCTTGTGCAGCACATTGAGAGCATCGGCGGTATGAGCCCGGGCCAATTCAGCCAAGGATGCGCCTTGCTGTTGGGTTGCTCGATCACGCGAGCCCTTCGGCCTGCCGGCACCTACCCGCTTACCCCCGCGCGACATTTGATTGTCCTTTGATACAATTCAGGTTTTCAACAGATCGCGTCCGCAGCCGCTGAAATGCCTCTATCAAGTAGCTGTAAAAAGCAGACGGTGAGCCCTTGAGTGCAATGGCTGCAATCAACTGCTGATCTGTGGCCCGATCGACCCAGTCATCGTAGGACATTATCGCCGCTACGTTTGCGTC